ACGACCAGACAATATATTAAACAACTGGAGAGTTACAAAAACTACATTAAGACTAGGCCGAAGAATAGTAGGCAAGTGTATGATGGGCTCAACTTCAAACGCATTAGATAAAGGTGGAGACAATTTTAAAAAACTCTATTACAATTCAGACGTTACAAAAAGAAATAGAAACGGACAGACGTCTAGCGGACTCTATTCTCTTTTCATCCCTATGGAGTGGAACTACGAAGGATTCATGGATACTTTTGGATCACCTGTATTCCTTACGCCAAAAAATAAAACAATCGGAAGAGACGGTGTTGAAGTTACAATCGGAGTAATTGAACATTGGGAAAACGAAGTAGATGGCTTAAGATCTGATCAAGATAGTCTAAATGAATACTATAGACAATTTCCAAGAACCGAGCAACATGCTTTTAGAGATGAAACTAAAAATAGCCTATTTAATCTTACTAAAATATACGAACAAATAGACTATAACGAAGAAATAAACAACATATCTTCAACTACTAGAGGTAGTTTTATATGGGAAAATGGGATTAAAGATACTAAGGTTTTATTCAAACCTAATAAAGATGGTAGATTCTTAATATCTTGGGTTCCACCTAAAAACTTACAAAATAGAGTGATTATAAAAAATGGTGTTAAATACCCCGGAAACGAACACGTTGGAGCTTTTGGTCTCGATAGCTATGATATATCTGGTACTGTTGATGGTAAAGGTTCTAATGGATCTCTTCATGGACTAACTAAGTTTTCAATGGAAGATGCACCGCCAAATCATTTTTTCTTAGAATATATATCAAGACCTCAAACAGCTGAAATATTTTTTGAAGATATATTAATGTCTTTAGTTTTTTATGGTATGCCAATACTTGCTGAAAACAACAAACCTAGATTTTTATATTATTTAAAAAGAAGAGGTTATAGAGGTTTTTCTATGAACCGACCAGATAAAGTTTGGAATAAATTATCAACAACAGAAAAAGAAATAGGTGGTATACCTAACTCAAGCGAAGATATTAAACAAGCGCACGCATCAGCTATAGAATCTTATATAGAAACATATGTTGGTCAACAAGAAGAAAGCTTTGGTGATATGTATTTTCAAAACACATTAGAAGATTGGGCTCAATTTAATATAAATAATAGAACAAAACACGATGCTTCTATTAGTTCTGGACTAGCAATAATGGCTTGTAATAAAAACAAATATAGACCAATACCTGAAAAAGTAAAACAAACTTACAATTTTGGTATAAAAAAATATAATAACAACGGAAGTTTATCTAAAATAATAAAATAAATGCAAATACAAACTTATAACGGTAGTTCGTTTCCCGATCAGGTGGTACCTGAAGAGGTTAAACAGAGCATAGATTATGGTAGGCAAGTAGGTAGAGCTATAGAAGGAGATTGGTTTAGTGGAACTAGAACTGGTGTTTCTGGAAGGTATAATACTAATTACAATAATTTTAGAAACTTAAGGTTATACGCTAGAGGTGAACAGTCTGTTCAAAAATACAAAGATGAACTAGCTATTAATGGAGATTTATCTTATCTTAATTTAGATTGGAAACCAGTTCCTGTTATACCAAAGTTTGTTGATATAGTTGTTAATGGTATGGATAGCAAAGTTTTTGAAGTAAAAGCTTTTGCTCAGGATCCAGAGTCTTTGAAAAAAAGAACTAAATACGCAGAAGCTATAATGCGTGACATACAAGGTAAAGAGTTAATCGATAAGATTAAAAAAGTTACCAATATGGATATGTACTCTACTTCTAATCCAGAAGATTTACCACAGAACAGTGAAGAGCTAGGTATACACATGCAGCTTAGTTATAAGCAATCTATAGAAATAGCAGAAGAAGAGGCTATAAATAATACTCTAGCTTTTAACAAGTACGAATTAACTAAAAGAAGAGTTGCTCAAGATTTAGTTGTTTTAGGTATTGGAGCTGTTAAAACTAATTTTAATTTATCTGAAGGTGTAACAGTAGATTACGTAGATCCTGCTAATCTTGTTTATTCTTATACAGAAGATCCTAACTTTCAAGATATATGGTATGTAGGTGAAGTTAAATATATTAGCTTAAGTGAAATTAAAAAAGAATTTCCTACACTAACAGAATCTGAACTAGAAGAAATACAAAAATATCCAGGTAGTAAAAGTTATAATTACCAATTTAATGGTAGAAATGATGGTAATAGTATAGCAGTCCTTTATTTTGAATACAAGACTTATCAAGATCAAGTATTTAAAATTAAAGAAACACCAACTGGATTGGAAAAAGCATTAGAAAAGCCTGATACTTTTAATCCTCCAAAAAGTGATAACTTTGAAAGAATATCTAGATCTATAGAGGTTGTTTACGAAGGTGCAAAAATACTAGGCCATGAAATGATGTTAAAGTGGAGTTTAGCTAAAAACATGGTTAGACCAGATTCTAATTTAGTTAAAGTCAACATGAGCTATAGTATATGTGCACCTAAAATGTATAAAGGACGTATAGAATCTTTAGTTGGCCGTATGACAGGTTTTGCTGATATGATTCAATTAACTCATTTGAAGCTACAACAAGTTTTAGCTAGAGTTGTTCCTGATGGTGTATTTTTAGATGTAGATGGTTTAGCAGAGGTTGATCTAGGTAATGGCACTAATTACAATCCAGCCGAAGCATTAAATATGTACTTTCAAACTGGTAGTATACTAGGTAGGTCAATGACTCAAGAAGGTGGAGCTAACCCTGGTAAGGTCCCTATACAAGAGTTACAAACTTCCTCTGGTGGAGCTAAAATGCAATCACTTATACAGACTTATCAATATTACTTGCAAATGATAAGAGATGTGACGGGCTTAAATGAAGCTAGAGATGGTAGTTCTCCTGATCCTAACTCTCTTGTTGGTTTACAAAAATTAGCGGCAGCAAATTCTAATACAGCAACTAAACATATTGTTCAAGCTAGTTTGTTTTTATCAGCTAAAACATGTGAGAATGTAGCTTTAAGAATATCTGATGCTTTAGAATATCCTTTAACTAGAGAAGCTTTAAGATCTAGTATAAGTTCTTACAATGTTGGAACATTAGAAGATATGTACAATTTAAACTTATTTGAGTTTGGTATATATTTAGAGCTTGTACCTGACGAAGAAGAAAAAGCTCAGTTAGAACAAAACATTCAAATAGCTTTAAAAACTCAATCTATTAATTTAGAAGACGCTATAGAAATTAGACAAATAAATAATTTAAAACTAGCTAATCAAGTATTAAAAGTTAAAAGAAAAGAAAAAGCCGCAAGAGATCAACAAGCTCAAAGAGCAAATATTCAAGCTCAAGCTAATGCTAATGCTGAAGCTTCTGAAAGAGCTGCTTTAGCTGAAATGCAAAAACAACAAGCTTTAGCTCAAACAGAACTCCAAATAGAACAAGGTAAATCTCAATTTGCTATTAAAAAAATGGAGCAAGAAGCTACTATAAAAAGACAATTAATGGAACTACAACACACATTTGACTTAGAGTTAAAGAAAATGGAAGTTGAAAGAATGGTAGAAAAAGAAAAATTAATAGAAGATAGAAAAGATCAGAGAACTAGACAAGAAGGAACTCAACAAAGTCAATTAATAAACCAAAGACAAAACGATTTATTACCAACAGATTTTAACGACAACAATGTTGTCGAATAAATTAACCAAACAATTATTAATTATTATATTATATTATGTCAGAAGAAATAAAAGAAACAACAGGGGGTGAGTTAACCCAAGGTGATTTTAAAATTAAAAAAAAGCCTAAGAAATTAACTACTAAAAATGAATCAATAAAAGTAGATTTATCTCAAAAAAAAGAACCTATAGAAGAGTCGATTACTAAAGTTGATTTAAAGAAAGAGGATAAAGAAGTTGAGAATAAAGTTGAAGATAAAGTTGAAGAAGTAAATCCTATATCAGAAGTTAAAAAAGAAAAAGAAGAAGTTAAAGCTGAAGATATTAAAGTAGTTGAAAACAAAATTAACAAAGAAGAACCTATAAAAAGAATAGTAGAACTTCCAGAAGATTTAAATAAATTAGTTAAGTTTATGGAAGAAACTGGAGGTAGTGTACAAGATTACGCTAGGTTAAATAGGGATTATTCTAATGTTGATGAAAAAACATTGTTAAGAGAATACTATAAAAATACTAAACCACATTTAAATGCAGATGAGGTTGATTTCATAATGGAAGATAAATTTGATTATGATGTAGATATTGACGAAGAGCGGGACGTCAAAAAAAAGAAACTCGCTATGAAAGAAGAAATTGCTAAAGCCAAAAGCTTTTTAGAAGATACCAAAAGTAAGTATTACGAAGAAATCAAGTTGAAATCTAACGTGACTGAGGATCAAAGAAAAGCTATGGATTTTTTCAATAGATACAATAAAGAACAAGAAATAAAAAACAAACAGCAAGAAAATTTTGTTAATAATACTAAAGAATATTTTTCTAAGGATTTCAAAGGTTTTGAGTTTAACTTAGGAGAAAAGAGCTTTAAGTATGGTGTTAGCAATATAGATGAGGTGGTACAAGAGCAGTCAAATTTACAAAACTTTGTTGGAAAGTTTCTAAACGAAGATGGTAATGTCACTAATCAAGAAGAATACCATAAAGCCTTATACGCTGCTAGAAACGCTGATACAATAGCTAAACATTTTTATGAACAAGGCAAAGCTGACGGGATTAAAAATATTGTTGATAAATCAAAAAATATTGACACAGCTAATAGACCGCAAAATAATGAAGATATTTTCATTAATGGTTTTAAAGTAAAAGCAGTTTCAGGTATTGACAGTTCTAAATTGAGAATTAAAACTAAAAAATAAACTAAAAACTAAATAAAATGAGTTTATCTGGAGGGGCTTTCCCAGCGTCAATAGTGCCAGCGCAAAAGAAAATGGCATTACAAACAAACTTTCTAGAGTTTAATACTGGAACAGGAAAAGACTTTGCTCAGCAATATCTACCTGAATTGTATGAAGCAGAAGTAGAAAGATACGGAAACAGAACATTATCTGGTTTCTTGAGAATGGTAGGAGCTGAAATGCCAATGACATCAGATCAAGTTATCTGGTCAGAGCAAAACAGACTACACATAGCTTACAAAGGTTTAGCTAATAATATTACGGTAACAGGATCTGGCGCAACTTACGAGATTGAAGTAGAGCCAGACATCAGTGCAACTGGATTAGGTGGCGCTGCTCAAACTAAGCATGCCGTTAGAGCTAATCAAACTGTTTTACTTTCTGATCAAGCTACGGGGTTAGTAACTGCTAAAATGTTAGTTGAAACTGTAACTGACACAAAGTTTAAAGGTAGATTATATGGAATAGCTGCTTTACCAACGGCGCTAACAGGTACAACTAATATTAATTTATTCGTGTACGGTGCTGAGTTTAAAAAAGGTACTGATGGAATGGTTGGTTCTATTGAGCCAAATTTTACTCAGTTTTCTAACAGACCTGTAATCATAAAAGATAAGTACGAAATCAACGGTTCTGACACTGCTCAAATTGGGTGGGTTGAAGTAGCTACTGAAGATGGAACATCTGGATATTTATGGTACTTAAAAGCTGAATCTGAAACTAGATTACGTTTTGAAGATTATCTTGAAATGATGATGGTTGAAGGTATGGATGCAAAAACCGCTGCCGGTGTTGCAACATCTCTAAGTGGTCAAGGATACGAAGGTACAGAAGGTATGTTTGCTGCTATTGAAAATAGAGGTAATATTTATTCTGGATTTGCTGGTGCTGCTGCTCCTGGAGCTGGTGCATTAGGAGATTTCGATGAAATCCTTAAAAACCTAGACAAGCAAGGTGCTATTGAAGAAAACATGTTATTCTTATCAAGATCTACTGCTCTTGATTTCGACGATATGATTGCTGCTATGGCAGGTGGAGGTTATGCTTCTACTGCTTCTGCTTCTTACGGTTTATTCGATAATGAAGCTGAAATGGCATTAAACTTTGGTTTCTCTGGTTTTAGAAGAGGTTCTTATGACTTCTACAAAACTGATTGGAAATATCTAAACGATGCTTCTACTAGAGGATTAGACAAAGCAATTGATGGTGTTTTAGTTCCTGCTGGAACTTCAACAGTTTACGATCAAATGTTAGGATCTAATATTAGAAGACCTTTCTTACATGTAAGATATAGAGCTTCTGAAACTGAAGATAGAAGATTCAAAAACTGGATCACTGGTTCAGTAGGTGGAGCTTACACTTCTGATTTAGATGCAATGTCTGTACACTTCTTATCTGAAAGATGTTTAGTAACTCAAGCTGCTAATAACTTCGTGTTATTCAAAGGAGCTTAATTAATTATTAACATTTTAAAGATTAGAAATTATGGGACATATAAAACTAAAAAAAGCTGGAACTGCTTTTGATATTGCATCAGCTGATGGTGTTATAAGTGTAAAAATAGTTAGTAATGATATTGTAATAGCTTATAGTGGAAGCACTAAAACAACTATTGCATCTGCTGGTTCTAACTTAAGCCAAGCTGACGCGCAGTTAGTTATTGACGCAATTGACGTAATGGACGGAGCCTCAGGCCCTGGTAAATTAGTCACATTGAGTCAAACAGACTTAACTGTCACCGGCGCGAGCTTATAAAAAAAACAATAAGATCCCGCTTTGGCGGGGTCTTTTTTAATTATTATATTATATTATATTATGGAAAAGACAAAAAAAGCTCCTGCTCCCAAGCAAGAGGTTAAAAAAGATACTTGGGAATATAAAGATAGAAATTATTATTTATTAAACAATAAAAATCCTTTAACTTATACCTTACCTAGTAAGCATAACTCTAAATATCCTTTAGTTTGGTTTGACCCAGACAAGGGTTATGAAAGAGAGTTGAGATATGCTACTAATCAAAAATCAATATTTGTTGATGAGCAGAAAGGTCAAGTAACTTTAAAACATATTGTTTTTGAAAATGGACATTTAAATGTTCCAAAAGAAAAAAGAAATTTACAAGAGTTTTTAGCTAAACATAAACACAATGGTTTAATATTTGCAGAGCACGATGCTGTTGAAGTGGCTACAGATGAAGTTGAAGATTTACAACTAGAAGTTTTAGCTATGAACGCTGCTTTAGAAATGGATGTTGACTTTATGGAAGCTATAATGAGAGTTGAGCTAGGATCTTCAGTAAGTAAAATGAGTACTAAAGAATTAAAAAGAGATACTTTATTATTTGCTAGAAGAAATCCAGCTCTATTTATAGAACTAGCTAACGATGAAAATGTTCAGCTTAGAAACTTTGCTATAATTGCTACAGAAAACAATATTGTAAAATTATCTAGTGACAATAGAAGTTTTACTTGGACAAGCAATAACCGTAAACTAATGAATGTTCCTTTTGATGAAAACCCATATTCAGCTATGGCTGCTTGGTTTAAAACAGATGAAGGACTTGAAGTTTATAAATCAATAGAGAAAAAACTTAAATAACAAGTGATAATAATTAAGGCGGCTATGCGGCCGCCTTTTTTATTTAT